CTCTATCTGTGCTTTTGTTTTCGCCATTTCCAAACTATCCTAACAACTAATACGTTGGCGCACCAGCTACGCCTACATGTGCGGGAACTTACAGCCTACTCGCTGACAACCTTTGGTGGACCTAAAGTCACGGCACACTTTTACATGTGTTTTTCCGCAGGTTTTCCCGTCACAGCTATTACTAATGTATTGTTCGCACACTTCCTTGCTACGACCCCTAACGGGTTTTCGCAGCCCTGCTGGCTTAGGTAAGATAGCGATCGTTGGTTGTGGATTACTGGAAGTGGAGTCCGGTGTCTTGTCTTGCGGTTTCTTTATGTCATCATCAACAGCTGTTAACACCTTCACCGTCGGCGGGGTGCTTGCAGGAATGTCGATGAGCGGCATAGTCAACAACTGGGTTGCCACCGTGGTGTTGGTCAAGTAAGTGAGCAGTGCGTCAAAGTTGGCGTTAGGAATAAGCTTTGTGACAAAGGCTTGATGATCCTCTATCACAGCGCTTGGCCAGTTGGTTTCGCTACTGTACTGAGCCCACCAACCGGCCAATGCCGGATCGGGTCTCGACGAGTAGCTCAATCCCAACCTCAAACCTGTCTCCAAGATCTGTTTGATCACAGGCGTGTTCCGGTCCGTGTACCATAGTCCAGTGAGCTTCTGCACCAATTTCTCTATTGGCTCAAGCGGCATGGCTACGGTAACATGGATCTTCGCTAACGCCCGTGGTAGATCACAAGTGCTTGCTGTGTTGCCAAACCAGACTTCCTCAGTGTAGAATCTGGACAAATAATTTACTCCGGCTTCGCCACGCTTGGCTTCCACGTTTTCAATCTTTTGTCCAACCATTCTACCTGCTCTCTCGATGTATGTACCACCGATACAAGTCTTACTAAATTGGCATGCGATACTATCATCGCCAGCTGCACACATTGGAGCATAATACGCCTCCTCTTCGTCTACACCGTATAGTACTCTACCTAGGTAATCATTGAACTTGGTCAGGAAGGAGTTGAACAGGGCTGTTTCTGCCGAGCCGCTACCTCTCTGATCCTCTATATCATAATTAGTACCTAGTTTCCCGTACACGCGTAGATGACACTGCTTACTGTGTTGCTCTAGCACAAACGCCCAATGTTCCGGGGCGAATGCAGCTTTGAGCAACACCCTTTCCAACTCACGCGCAATTGCCGTGACGTGCCCGTCCATACGTGCCGCATCTGCCATGTTGATACCCAGGGTTGATGATAGACATATGTAGACGATCCTTTCGGTTATCTCCAGTGGTGTCTTACCAAAGCTGTACCAATCACAGTGTGCGACAACGTAGTCTGCCAACGGGTAAATCACTCGCGCGTATTCACGTTTTGAAACCCCATCATACGTGGTGATGAGTCGAGGATCCTTAAGATCTTGGTATGGTTCTGCTTTCATGAAGGATTCGCAAGCATCTTTACTTGTCTTAGCCTCTGCCCTCTGCAGGATGGACTGCTGTGTTGGCCTAGGTTGTCTAGCATACACAGTTTCTATCTCTGCTGGGATCAGTGGTTGTTTCATGTCCTTAAACACGAACGCTGCAAACTTCTCCATCTGGTTCAACAGGAATTGCGTTGGACGCTGTGTGCCATTCTCGGCCTCCACTAGCTTCTTCGCCTCATCCTGCGTCTCTAGAACTCGACCCTTCACCGCCCGCTCCTCGTTGCTAGAGGTTGCGGTTGGTACGAAGGTTGCTGGTAAAATCGGTGACATGAAAGGTTTCATAAGGCCCTTAGCTTCTGGGTCAAACTGCTCTTTCCGTTCCATCAACTGATACGTTCTGATACCATTCTCAGCTGGGTAGATGGTCATGGGATGAGCATCCGCCTTTGATAAGAAGTAATCAAGAAGCACAGTCGCTGCCACGCGATCATTGTCAATCCAGGACAACACTGTTGCAAGACCAATCTTCACACTGTTCGTACGCGCGACTACCGAGAGGGCGTCGAACACGGTTTGCTTCACGGTCGCGCAATTGTAGTCTCCTACTCTTGCTATGCTCCGTGTTCTACCGTTCTGCAATTGTTGGTCCAGCACATTAAATTGTCCATGGTTGACCTCCAGGTGACACAGCTCATTGCCTTCAAGCAAGAACCATGATAACATCGCCGGTATTCCATACCAAAGGGACATGGGCACCAGCAATACGTACTCATGATGTGGATTAGTCTTGCGACGTTCCACCAAGTACGTTTTCGTTACACACCAGGATTTCTTTTTCGCGAAGCCACTCACGGTGAGTGTGTCTTTGCCATACTGCCAGACTCTGTGGTTGTAGCTTGCGCCCCCGGAAACAGAGTAGATAACTTGGTTGTCCTCTCTGAACCGAAAGCTGAACTCTCCGGTGGCACACGTCACTTCAGTGGGCTGAAATGTGTATAGCAACACCGGGTTCTCATGCTCCAACAAGATCTCTGGTAGGTCGGTGTAGTAGTCTACATCGACCATGAGCACTAGATCCCTCTCTGGTGGTTG